CGACCAACAGTCACACAAGTAGGCGCTAGTAACTTGCTAGTCGCGGACATACGCGTATCCACCTGGTATACGCAGACAGCATAAGGAGAACCAATAATGCCAACTACAGTCATTACGGGTCGCGACCTCGTTCTAACCATCGCAACAGTTAATTACGATGCTCAGACAACTAGCGTGACTCTTGTAAACAGCCCAACAATCGACGTGTACCAAACACTAGATGGCAAGGCTTACAAGCACACAGACGATCAATGGACACTCAATATTGAGTTACTTGCCGACTGGGGTGCAGGATCATCACTATTCGAAGCAATGTGGACTGCTGCTGAATCAGCACCAAACACAACTCTTGCAGTATCACTAACAGCTGCTACAGGCGCAGTATTTGCTTGTAACGTTCTACCAGTATTCCCATCAGTTGGTGGATCTGCTCCAGGAGCACAGACCGATACTTGGGCGCTTACAGTAGTCGGCACACCTGCCGAAACGTTCTAAACTTAACATCTAACAAACGGGAGCAAAGATGAAACTACCAATAACAATTACATACAACTCAGGCGACGAAGCAACTTATACGGCTCAGCCTCCTGAGTGGGCGAAGTGGGAGAAGGCAACTGGCAACACGATTTCTCAGGCTAATGACAAGATTGGCATCTGGGATCTTATGTTTTTGGCTTATAACGCTTATAAGCGAGAAAACGCTGGAAAGCCTGTTAAGTCTTACGATGTTTGGTCAGAGACCGTTTCTGATGTAACAGTCGGAGACGATAACCCAAAAGCCACCAACCAGGAAGCATAAGGCGGATCCTCGTATCTCTAGCAATAGAGACGGGGATACCGATGCAATACTGGGATGATGCAGACGACATTCTTACGGCGATAGATTTATTAAAGGAGCGAAGTGATGGCAGATGATGTCCAGATCGCTTATGATAAATCAGATCTACGCGGTATCACCAGGGCTTTCAAAGGTATGTCAGATGAAGCCATTGAAGCTGCTAAAAAGGAAAGTTCTAATCTTGCTGAGTATGCTGCTGGACAGATTAAGATCGCAGCAGCGACTCGCACGGTTTCAGGTACTGCTGCTCGCCGTATTGCTGATGGAGTTAAGGTAAGTAAGACTTCTAAGATCGGTGAGTTTAGTTACGGCTTTGCTCGTCAGAAGTTTAGCGGTGGCGGTTCAAGTTTAGATTTACTTTATGGTATGGAGTTTGGTTCTAATCGCTTTAAGCAATTCCCAACTCGTACACCAAACAAGGGCAGAGGTAATTCAGGTTACTTTATTTATCCAACCCTACGACAGATCCAACCGGATCTAGTTCGTAAGTGGGAGGAAGCATTTAGTCAGATTTTGAAGGAGTGGGATTAATGGCTGGTAATAGAACCCTTAAACTCTCGATCCTTGCAGATGTCGATGATCTCAATAAAAAGTTAAAATCTGCTAATGGTGATGTTGAATCATCATCAAACAAACTCGGTGACTTTAGTAAGAAGGCTGGACTTGCTTTTGCAGCTGCTGCAGCTGCTGCCGGTGCTTATGCCGCTAAGTTAGCAGTCGATGGAGTCAAGGCTGCGATTGAGGATGAAAAGGCTCAGACACAATTAGCCCTCGCACTCGAAAACGCAACTGGTGCAACGAATGCTCAAATCAAGGCTACCGAGGATTCAATCCTCCAGATGTCTTTGGCTTCAGGTGTAGCCGATGACACTCTCCGTCCGGCACTTGGTCGCTTGGTTCGATCAACTGGCGATATCACTAAAGCCCAAGATTTACTAGCAATCGCTCTTGATGTTAGTACGGCGACCGGGAAACCGCTGGAAGGCGTAGCGACCGCCCTAAGTAAGGCTTACGATGGCAATACTGCAGCTCTTGGAAAACTAGGCGTTGGTTTATCTACTGCTGAATTGAAGTCAATGTCCTTTGAGCAAGTACAAGGACGACTAAGCGACTTGTTTGGTGGAGCAGCTGCTGCTAATGCTGATACATATGCTGGAAAGATTGCCCGAGTTCAGGTTGCTTTTGATGAAGCCAAAGAGACACTTGGTCAGGCTTTATTACCAATCTTAGATAAGTTTTTAGGTTTTATTAATGAAAATGCTTTACCAGCAATTCAAGCCTTTACCTCAGCCTTTAGCCTTACAGAGGGCGACGGGTTTGGAAAAGTGATTACTGATGTTGGTAACACATTGAAAAAAGTAGTACAACCAATTTTTGAAGGTGCAAAGGTAGTATTCGATAAGGTCAAAAATGCTATTATGGATAGCAAAGATGAGTTCGCTTCATTTTGGGAAGTTGTCAAATTCGTTGCTCCTTTAATTGGTCAAGTAATTGGAGCACAATTAAAAGCCATTGGCACTATTGCAGAGGTTGTCATTACAGTAATTGGTAAAGTGCTCGGAGCAATTCAGCCTCTACTTAATTTCGCAATCGATGGCATCAATAAAATCATCACAGCTTTAAACTTTATTAAGCCTGGTGCCGATTTTGGCTTAATTCCTAAAATTGGTTCGACGGGTGGATCGACATCAACCGGCGCATTAGGTAACTTCTCGATGTCTACTGGTCGAACAAGTACGACAGTTCCTACGGTAAGCGCAAGCACTTCAACCACAAGTGCAACCACAAGTAGCAATGGTTCAACTGGTATTGCTGGAGTTACATCAGCCGTCGCAGCTGCGGTAAGCGTTGGATCATTCGATGTCGGTCGATTCCGTATGGCTGAGAACGCATCAATGGCACCTGTTTACAATATCAATGTAACTGGAGCCTTGGACAAGGAAGGCGTTGCCCGTCAGATCGTCGAGATTATTAACGAATCAGCAGCACGAGGCACAGGCGGATCTAGTGCCTTCCAGGTGGCTTAATGAGCCAATGGACTCCAGAATGGCAAGTAACCATCAATGGCGGTGGCGATTACACAAATGTAACGCTTAGCAATCTGACGATTACTTCAGGTCGCCAAGACATTTATTCTCAGCCTTATGCTGGTTATTGCAACGTTGAGATTATTAATCTTGACCAGTCACCAATTGTTATTGACATCAATGACCAAATCATTATCAAAGTTAAAGACTCAACTGGCACCTTTGTAAATCTATTTGGTGGATTTGTCACAGACATTGATGTAGAAGTCACACAAGCCTCCTCTACGGCTCTTTCAGAGCGAATCAAAGTAATCGCTTTGGGTGCTTTATCCAAACTTCCTAAAAGCCTTACAGAGGGCGTTTTAAGCAAAGATTTCGACGGCAACCAGATTTACACAATTTTAAGCCAAGCATTATTCAATACTTGGAATGAAGTGCCAGCAGCTACAACTTGGGCAACTTACACCGCCACAACAACCTGGGCTAATGCTGAGAATTCAGGACTTGGTGACATTGACCAACCAGGTGATTATGAATTAACTGCTAGATCATCTGATACTACTGACATTTATAGCCTTGTTTCTTCTTTGGCTACATCGGGATTAGGTTATCTTTATGAGGATTCTGAAGGCAGAATTGGGTATGCCGATAGTACTCATCGCAGTTCTTATCTTTCAACTAACGGTTATGTCGATCTGACTGGTAATCATGCTTTGGCTCGTGGTATCCGAACCTCGAAACGCTCAGGAGATGTTCGCAATAACGTCACAATCAGTTACAAAGCAAATGCGACTGAAACAGCCTCTGATGCTGAATCTATTGCTATTTATGGACAACAGGCATACCAAATCAATACTTCTTTAGAAAATGCAGCTGATGCCTTGGCTCAGGCTGAGTTTTATTTAACTCTAAGAGCCTTTCCACAAGCCCAGTTCAAGTCAATTACTTTCCCAATTACTAGCCCTGAAATTGACGATACCGATCGCGATGCCTTGCTGGAAGTGTTTATGGGTATGCCTGTAAACATTACTGAGTTACCTTCGAACATTGCCAATGGCGAGTTTCAGGGCTTTGTTGAAGGTTGGACTTTTAGCGCTGGTTACAATGCCTTGTATTTAACCTTGACCGTCTCACCAACGGCTTATAGCCTCCAGGCTATGCGCTGGAATGGAATTCCGGTGACGGAAACTTGGAACACAATTAACACAGACCTAGAATGGATTGACGCTACAATAGTAGCCTGATAAAGGAGAAAAATGGCAACGACAACGAACTATTCCTGGAGTACCCCGGACGACACTAGCCTGGTCAAAGATGGCGCAGCTGCTATCCGCACGCTCGGCTCCTCTATCGATACAACTACCAAGGCACTTAATCCATCCACAACACTTGGTGACATTGAATACAGATCATCTACGGCTAATACAAACACACGTTTGGGCATTGGTAGCACCGGACAAGTATTGACTGTTTCAGGTGGAATACCAGCCTGGGCATCAGCTGCATCTCCTAATTACACCATTGCACAAATTGCGACTGGTTCAATGTCTGGAACAACTGTAACGATTTCCTCATTGTCAAGTTATGATACTTTATACATTCGTTTAGAAAATATTTCTAACAGCACCGAAAGTCAAGACATTTTTAGAATTAACGCTTCAACTTCTGCTATTTATGATTATGTCTATACTGGCGGTTTGAATTACTCAGCATTTAACAACAGCGCGTTTACTCGAAATGCTGCAATAGATGACACAAAGTTTCAGATTTCTGGTGTCGATGAGAGCGCTACATCAACCGAAGGAAATGCTTTCATTATTCTAACAAATTGCAAAAACGCAGGATTTACAAAATATGAGTGTCTTGCATACGGCCAGAGAAATGATGGAGGAACCAACAGAGTATTTACAAGTAGCGTAAGCGGATTATTTAAGTCTGCTGCTGCTGTATCATCAATTTCTATTACACAAGCAAGCGGAGCCGGGTCATTTGATGCTGGCAATTACACAGTTTGGGGCGCATAATGTTTGAACTAATCCACGATGTTGAGACAGGCGAATTGACTCAGCGTGAGTTTACTGCTGCCGAAATTAAGGCAGCTGAAAAAAAGCAAGCCGAAATTGATGCAATTAAAGCATCAGAGATAGCAGCTGCCCAAGAAAAAGAATTGGCAAGAAATGCAGTATTGGATCGTCTTGGTCTAACTGCTGAGGAAGCAGCTTTGTTACTTGGATGAAACCAAAACTATCTAAGTCGGTTGTTCAATTAAGAGAGCAGGCAGACGATGCTTATC